GGGGATAAGGGCACATTTTGCAAAACTAGGAGCTAACGGAAAAGTTATATCAGTATTAACTTTAGATAATAAAGATATGTTAAATGCTGATGGTGTTGAAGATGAAACAGTAGGTCAACAATATTTAGAATTACACAATAATTGGCCTGCACAAATGTGGATTCAAACATCTTATAACACTATACAGAATACACACAATTCTGGTGATAACTCAAAAGCATTTAGAGGAAACTATGCGGGTATAGGCTATGAGTGGGATGAAGATAATCAAATCTTTTGGCCTAAAAAACCTTATCCTTCTTGGGTAAAAGATACTACAACTGCAAGTTGGAAATCACCAATCGGCGATGCTCCTGAATTAACAGAAGAAGAAAAAACTGCAAATAAACATTACATTTGGAATGAAGAAGGTCAGTCTTGGGACTTGACAGACCTATAAGTGTAAATTACAAAGGTATGTGGTATGCAAAAGAAAGTATTATCTGAAATAGCATTATATTACGGTGATGTAGCAATGCCCAAAGATTGGGACATTGATCGAGATAAATTACAACAAGACATATTAACTTCAAATGTTACAGATTCACCTCTACCTTTTTCAAAAGAATGGGACAAATTAAATACTTATATAAGAGAACACATAAATTTAAATTATAATTTTACTTTAGTTAACAAACAAGTTTGGGGTAATATGTATAAACCTCAAGAAACAACCATACCTTTACTAAATATAGATCCTGTGGACTTACGTAATTCACCAGACTATACATTTCTTTATGGTGTAAATGTTAAAAATTGTATGGTTAGAATACATTATGAAGATAATAGGCGTAAAGGCAGAAGCTGGGATATACCGTTAACAAATAATAATTTTATAATGTTTCCGTCAACTTGTATGTATTACCTAACTAATAATCAAAAGGATAGTTTAAATTTTGTACAAACTATAACGTATGAATATATCTAATTATTATTGGTATTTTAAATCTGCACTAACGCCTAGATTTTGTGATGAAGTAATTCAATATGCTAATAATCAAAAAGAAGTTATGGCTAGAACAGGTGGTTATGGTGAAAGAAAATTAAAAAAAGAAGAAGTATTAGATCTAAAAAGAAAAAGAAATTCTGATTTAGTATGGTTAAATGATACTTGGATATACAAAGAATTACACCCATACGTTCACGAAGCAAATAGAAATGCAGGTTGGAATTTTGATTGGGAAAGAAGTGAGTCTTGTCAATTTACAAAATATAAATTAAATCAATATTACGATTGGCATTGTGATAGTTGGGACAAACCTTATAATCGTAAAGATGTAAATCATCCAGAGCATGGCAGAATTAGAAAGTTATCTATGACTTGTCAATTAACAGATGGATCAGAATACAAAGGTGGTGAATTAGAGTTTGATTTTAGAAACTATGATCCACACATGCGAGACGAATCAAAACACAGAATACAATGTAAAGAAATATTACCAAAAGGATCTATTATTGTATTTCCTAGTTTTGTATGGCATAGAGTGAAACCAGTAACATCAGGCACAAGATATAGTCTTGTAGTATGGCATTTAGGGAGGCCTTTTAAATAATGTTTATAAATAGTTATTTTCCAACTGTAATATGGAATGAAGAAAAACCAGAGTTTGTTAAGTCATTAAATAAAGCGAGTAACAAATATATTAGTGAGGCTCGTAAAAGAGAAAAAGAATATATAAAAAAGTTTGGTGACTTTGGAAGAAGTTATCACTCGACACCACTTACACTTGATAATGATTTTTTAGATTTTAGAAATTATATTGGTCAAAAATCTTGGGAGTATTTAGATCATCAAGGTTATGATATGTCAAAATACACAACTATGTTTTCTGAATTATGGGTACAAGAGTTTGCTAAAAAAGGTGGTGGACATCATTCAGCACATATACATTGGAATCAACACGTATCAGGTTTTTACTTTTTAAAATGTAGTGATAAAACATCTTTTCCTATATTTCATGAACCAAAAACAGGTGCAAGATGTACAAAATTAAAAATGCGACCAGACTTGAAAGGTGTATGGGCGGGTCACGAGCAATTTCATATCAAACCAAAACCAGGAATGTTAGTAATATTTCCTGGTTATTTAGAACATGAGTTCGCAGTAGATCATGGTAAAGAACCTTTTAGATTTATACATTGGAATATACAAGCTGTTCCAAAAGAAATGGCTAAAGATGTTTAAAAAAAATAAATATACAATTATTAAACAAGCAATATCTAAAGATCTTGCAACGTTTATTGCAAATTATTTTAGAATGCAAAAACAAGTTTATGATACTTGTAAAGCTGCTAGGTACTTTTCACCTTTTGAAACTATCATTGGATATTATGAAGGAGAGGATGAACAGATTCCAAATACCTATTCTCAATATGCTAATATGGCTATGGAAACTTTATTACTTAAATGTCAACCAGGTATGGAAAAAGCAACAGGATTAAAATTATACCCAGCATATACTTATGCAAGAATATATAAAAAAGGTGATGAACTTAAAAGACACAAAGATAGATTTAGTTGTGAGATATCTACAACTATGAATCTAGGTGGTGATGACTGGCCTATATATTTAGAACCAAATTCAAAATTAGGTGGTGTAATAGAAGGGTTTGGATATGTCTCTAAAAATACTAAAGGAGTTAGAGTTGATTTAAAACCAGGAGATATGTTAGTTTATAGAGGTTGTGAGCTAGAACATTGGAGAGAAAAATTCAAAGGCAAAGAATGCGTACAAGTTTTTCTGCATTATAACAATCGTAAAACTCCAGGGGCAAGAGATAATATGTTTGACAAGCGTCCTCATTTAGGTCTTCCTTCTTGGTTTAAACGATGATATAATCTTTAGATGGGGGCTGTGTCACCACCACATACCACACAGTCCCCTTTTAAGGATATATTATGAGTTTAGGATTTGACGCGATATCAGCATTACCGTTTGCTACATCAGGACCAGATAGTGACGTAAATGTTTCAGTAACAGGTAATCAAGTAACTATTAGTATTGGCAGCGCTGGAGTTATTGCAGATTCTGTCACAGAAAATTTAACACCAAGTCAAGTAACTTTAGGCCTTGGAACTTTAAGTATTAGAACAGATGTAGATCACACTGTTACAGGCTCACAAGTAACTTTAAATATAGGTAATTTTACCATTAGTACAGATGTTGATGTTTTACCATCAGGTGTTGACTTGACCTTGGCTACAGGTAATGTTACAATAACCGCTGACGCAAATATAAGTCCTACAGGTTCTGGGTTAACATTAGATACAGTAGAACCAGGAGTTATTACGTGGAACGATATAGTACCAGGAGCAACAATGGTTTGGACACCAATAAAACCTTATTAATATGGCATCAACTTATTCAACAGATTTATCATTAGAACTTGTAGCAACCGGTGAAAAAGCTGGTCTATGGGGCACAATCACAAATACTAATTTACAATTATTACAAACAGCAGCTTCAGGTTATGTAGAAGTAACTTTAAGTTCTGGTAATGTAAACTTAAGTTTAGCTGATGGAGATGCAACTGCAAATGGTAAAAATTTATACATTAAAGTGACAGGAACTTTATCTGGTAATGCAAGTTTAACCATGCCTGCAACTACATCTGGTGGTAATGCTAATAGAGTATTTTTTGTAGAAGATGGAACAACGAGAGGTGGGGCTGGTGATAGTTATACGGTAACTTTGTTAACGACTGGTCAGAGCGCATCTACACAAGTGCCTCTTCCAGAAGGTGCAACAGCTTTAGTTTATTCTAGAGGTAGTGTTCCAGCAACAACATTAGGTATGTTGGAAAAAGGATTTACAACGGTAACTGCAGCGAGTAAAACTGCATACACAGCAGTGCCTGGTGATCAAATAGGTGTAGATACTGTTGCTAATATTGTAACTATTACTTTACCTGCAGGTGCAGTGGGTGATGAAATAGTTATTATGGATGTATCAGCATCTAATGGTTTTGGAACTAACAAATGTATCGTAGCACCAAATGGATCAGATAAAATTCAAGGAACTGCTGCTTCAGTAGATCTTACAACTAACAATCAATCAGTCACACTTTTTTATACTGGTTCTAATAAGGGCTGGCAATTTAAAACTAATACAGCATAGGAGTAAAGGATGCTTACGAAAATTAAGTTTGCTCCTGGTATTGACAAACAAGACACAGCTGTTGGAGCTGAAGGTCGTTGGGTTGATTCAGATAATGTTAGATTTAGATATGGACTACCAGAAAAAGTGGGTGGTTGGCAATCATTACTTACAGATTCATTAGTGGG